CATTGGTCAGATTGATGAAGCCATTGCTGGATTAGATCTGCAAAAAACTTCCTATGATCAAATTGGATTCTTGTTGCAAGAACAATTCAAGGCCTTGCAAGGTGTAGGATATCTATCAAAACAAAATGCTGATATCATACTCAAAGGGTCTGAAAATCAAAGAGGTGCCATATCCACTGTGAACAAAGAACTTGGTCAGAGCAATATAGCACTGGCTGAACAAGCAAGATCATTCAGTTATGGTTGGACCACTGCCATGAATGAATATGTGTTGGCCACACAGAATGGTGCACAACAAGCACAAACAGCATTTCAGACCTTTAGCAAAGGCTTTGAAGATGCCATTGTTGGCACACTCAAAGGTGGCAAAGACAGCTTCAAGAACTTCCTGAGCAGTGTTGTTGAGATGATCTTACGCAGTCAGATACAACAGTTGTTGGCCAAACAATTTACAAGTATTGGCGGAGGAGGTGGTTCAAACCTACTGGGTGATTTATTCTCCGCAGGCAAGAGCTTGTTGGGATTTGCATCTGGTGGTATGATACCAAACAATGGACCTGTCGTGGTGGGCGAACGCGGTCCAGAAATACTCGCAGGTGCTGGTGGACGAAGTGTGATACCAAATGACGCCTTAGGTGGATCAACTATGATCACCTACAACATCAACGCAGTAGATGCAAGCAGTTTTCGCAGCCTAGTGGCCAGTGATCCTGAATTTATGTTTGCTGTTACAGAACAAGGGCGTCGTAGACAGCCAGGACAACGGAGATAATTATGGCCACAACCAATGAAGCTTTTCAATGGATCATCGATAATGCCACGGCACTCAGCATTGATGGTCGTGGTGTAGTAGCTGCCACAAGCACACGAGAGAATGTGATACGCACAGTTAGTCGTGGAGGCCGTGTGTGGAAGTTCACAGTATCAGCTAGCCCAGGCAAGACCTATGTGGAATCAAGACCTTACCTGGCCCGCCTGGATCAGATGGACCGCATTACCATTGCTGATATCAATTTTAGTCAAGCAGGATTTTCAAACATCATTGGCTATCTAGGTTCAGGCACAGGTGGCTTCACAGTTGTTGTGCCAGCAGGAACCTCAGTAACCACATGTACCATCACAGCAGGCACATTGGCCAGTGGCTATGTTGCTCGTGCAGGTGATTGGTTGCAGATTGGCACAACTGGATCAGTTTATCAAGTGGTCACAGATCCTTCTGCAGGCAATGGTGTATCAGTTACCCTAAACAGACCCATAGATGAAGCCGCTGGATCATACACAGGCCTGTTTGGTGCCAATGTCACATGGTCAGTGCTGTGTGTAGAAAGACCCACCTGGAGTCTTGTGCCAGCAGGTGCCAATATGCTGGTAAACTGGTCAGGTGATTTTGTATTCTACGAGGACAGAACATGAGCATCAATCTAAGTGGTTATAGTTCAGTAGGAGTATGTCTTTGTGTGAGATTGGACATACCCTCATACGGTGTGTTGAGATTGAGCACATTCCACAAAGCCATCACCATTACTGAATCTGATGGTGTTGACTATTCATACTCAGCTGCTGGCATACTCATGAGTGTGAGTGAAAGTGTGAGTGAATTACGAGCCAGCTCAGTAGAAACAGCAGTTGGCTTGAGTGGCATTCCCATTGAGTATGCACAAGGTATTCAGACTGTGAGAATCAAAGGATCACGAATAGAGATCCGTAGAGTGTTTACTGATCCCCTCACAGATGCTCCACTGGTGATCGCAGGCAATCCCATCTTTATGTTTCAAGGTGTGGTAACTAACTACGGCTTCTCAGAAACTTACAATGAGTTTAGTTTAGACTCCAGCTTGATCATCAATCTCTCTTGTTCAAGTCTTGTGGACATGCTGAACACCAAGATCACTGGTCGCAGAACCAATCAAGAATCAATGACACAATTTTATCCCAGTGACTCAAGTTTCAATAGAATCACCAACTTGATTGGTAGGCCGTTTGACTTTGGTAACACCAATGTAACCAAAAAACAAGTCACACAACCAGCCAGTTCAGTTGCAAATGATTTTGTGCAGGAGACCCCATCCTAATGTTGTGTCGCTTTGCCACTTTACAAGATGTGCCTGGTGTGTGTGAACTACTAAAAGAGTTCTCACACGAAGCAAGAGTGGGCTTTAGATCCTGGTCAACAGAACATGACACACCAAGAATACACAAGCTGGTCACACAGTGGCAACAACAGCATTACATGCGTGTGGCTGTGGAACACAATCAAGTTGTGGGTACACTAATTGCTGAACTGGGTGCGGACTTCTGGGATCCTGAACGCCGACTGTTGCAAGAGCGTGCCTGGTTTGTGAGCAAGTCACATCGTGGCACTCGTGCTGGAGCAAAATTATGGCAAGCCTGGGACCAGGATTGTGATCAATATCTTGAGCAACATCGTGTGCAAGCTGTTCTCTTGAGCACACAAGGTCCAGATACCAATTTTGATCCTGGCCGCAGAGGCTGGCGTCTGATAGAACAAACCTGGATGAAGGAAGCATAATGGCATTTATTACCGCATTAGCAACAGCGGCAGCAACCTATATAGGTGTGACCAGCACCCTAGGTGTGCTCCTGGTTCGTACTGCTGTGACCGCACTGGTCAGCTACGCACTGAATCGTAGCATCTCAAAGAATCAACAACAAACAGGATTTGATGGTGGCTCAAGACAAATGCTATCACCAGCAACCAATCACAAGATACCTGTGGTGTATGGTTCAGCATATCTTGGTGGTGCCATTACTGATGCACAACTTGTGGACTCAAACAAGACCATGTGGGTGTGCTTGACCATTAGTGAAACCACAGGTAAGTTATTTTCTACTGCCAGTGATGCAGTTTACACATTCAATGAATGCTATCGCAATGCTGATCAGTTGTTTTTTCAGGCTGATGGCATCACAGTGGCCAAATCAGTGGATGCCAATACTCCGCCCAATGAAGATGTATCAATGGCAGGCTTGATCAAGATCTACATGTATGCCGGATCTGGTTCAAGTGCGGATCAACTCACACCTGCCCTAGCTTCATGTGTGAGTGCACCAACCATAACACCTGTAAATGCCTGGGACATATTTCCAGACTGGGACGGACCCTCAGGCACAACACCCAATGACAGCATGAGTGATCTTGTGTTTGCACTTGTGCGTGTGGACTACAACAGAGACAAGAATGTGACATCTATTGGTGAATTTCAATTCAACATCATCAACTCAATGAGCAAGAGTGGTGATGTCATATTTGATTATGCCACCAACACCCGATATGGTGCTGGTATCAGATTAGCTGAGATTGACACAGGCGAAAGCAAGGCCACAACCATCAGTCGGCTAGGACTGAATTCATATCCCTGGATTAATTTAACATGAGTACTATTCAAGATCTAAACACAGCAATTACCATCACCTACAATGATGAAGCCAGTTATGCTATTGTTTTTGGTGCCAATGCTGGCAATACCACTGCCAATGTTGGTCCGTTAGGCACAGCTAATATAACTCAACAAACCACATTGACTTCAATCACCAGTGCTGTTAGAGATTTGTTGATAGATGTGCAATTTTCTAATGTAGGTGTTGTGGATATGAATTATGTTGGAACCTACAGCAACATTGGCATCCTACAAATTGCACCTGCTGCCTGGCGTGTGAGTGGCATACGATCAACAGCACAATATACAGAGGCCATGGCCAATGTCAAGTACACTGACCTAACAGGTATTGTGTATGATGTAGCACCCAATTATTCTTATGTGACCACAGTGAATGATCAGTCAGGCAACACAAGAACCTGGAACACAACGGTAGATGTGAATGCCTATGTCAATAACATGATCAACAGAACATACACCACAAATACCATCACACAGTTGTTTTCCACATCTACGCCTAGTCTTGATGATGAACCTGATGTTGGACAAACTTATACCATTACATTGAACAGCTCACTTGGTAAGTTTGGCAACAGCAATGCATATTTCACATCCAATACCTGGGCCAATATTGCCAACACATACACATTCACAGGCAACACAGTGTTGGTCAATGCTGACTTTGCCAACATTAGATTTGCACCCACAAACCGAGTGAGTGGCAATGGCACATTCACCTACACTCAGTCCAGGTCAGGCAACACACAGGTAAGTCTTGTGAAAACCCTCACTGCCAATGTTCAACCCTTGGCATCAGGCAACACTTATACATTCACAGCCAACAGCTCATTCACACCCACTTTTGATCAAGCACAGTATGGTATTGCCAATATCCTGGTGGTTGGTGGTGGTGGATCAGCAGAAGAAACTATAGTTCTTATAGGACCAGGTGGAGCAAATAGTAAGTTTGATGGTGGTGCTGGAGGCGGAGGCGAAGTCAAATGGATTACATATTCTGGCATTGACAATACCACTTATGCCATAACAGTAGGCAGTGGAGGACAGTCCAATACTGCAAATGCTGGTCTCATCATTGGCAATGCTGGTGGTATTAGCAGTATGTCAGCCGGCAATATAACCATAACAGCAGATGGTGGATATCCAGGAATACGATACACACAAGTAATAATTGCACCAAATGGATTTCCATACACACCATTCCGCTATGCTGCAATAGGTAGTCATGGTGGTAATGGTGGTGGAAATCTCTCAGTAGGTAATATCACAGGGGGCATTGGTGGTGGCCAGACTGTTGGTAATACCCTTTATAGCAACGGAACTGCTGGTGTTTTAACCGGCAACACAGCCACTGGTTCACAAGGAGGTGGAGGAGGTGGCTGGGAAGGAAATACTGGACTTGCAGGTAATGCTGGTCCAGGTCTGACACACAGTCTAACTGGAAATCTTGTGCTGGGTGGTGGTGGTGGTGGTGAATGTAGTTTCCCAGTGCCACCAGGTGGTAACAGTACGAGTCCACCTGGTGGCAACAGTTATGGTCTTGGTGGCAATGCTTATGGAGCTTCACAGACAGGCACTGATGGTGTTGTTATCATCAATATCTCTTAAGGAAAAACAATGCCAACTCTAAATGCATTACAAATTAATGGTGTGGTTCGCACCAGTGAGCCTGTGTGGTCAAACCTAGAACGACTGGCTGAAGCCAGCACCTCCTGGTTCACCTACAACACACATGCAGGGGTGTATTCCTGGGTGATTAATGAAGCAGGCAACTCAGTTGCTGCCATTACAGAAGCCGACATCATTGGACCTATACAGATATCTGGATCAGGCTTGACCAATCTCTACAATGCAGTAGAAGTTGAGTATCCACGCAATGACATGAATGACCAGCCACATTATGTCACACTAAACTTGCCGGATGGTCTGCGTAATCCTTTTGAACCAGACAACACTCTGCAGATATCAAATGAGTTTATCAACAACCAACCACAAGCTGAGTATTCAGGCATGATAACTCTTAAACAATCAAGACTTGATCTCACTGTGACAATCGTAATGGATTACACCCAGATCAATCTACAAGCTGGTGACATCATTGACATCACCAGTTCCACCTATGGCTGGACAGCAAAAGAGTTCCGTGTCATGCGTGTGCGTGAGATTGAAGGAGATGATGGTAGCTTGAGATTGGAGTTCTCCTGCACTGAATACGATGACACCATATATGATGGTACATGGGATCAGTTCCTGGTGGCAGGCACACCTGGCATTAGATCAATCACATCCATTGGCACACCAGGCAATGTCACAGCCAATGTGGTCAGCATCAATGCCATTCCCAGCATGCAGGTCACCAGCACCATACCATCAGGCATTGTGGATAGAATGCAGTTCTGGGCAGGCAATGTGCTGGTCACAGGCAATGTGGCCAACACAGCATTTAATCTTGTGGGATCAGTAGCATCAACTGATGCCAATGCTTTTGGCACAGGCAACACTGTGATCTTTTCAACCAACAGCCTCAGCGATGGCACCTATGCCTGGAAAGCACGAGGCATCAACTTCAATGGTACAGGTCCTTATTCAAATGTCAGTGCCAACATTGCTTTTGCCAGTGGCAATGCCATTGCCAACACAGCAGCCAATGCTGCTGCCACAAGCACAGCAGTGGCCAACTCAGCCACATCAGGAACCATATTCCAGGCACAGCTGTCACAAGGTTATCAGTATTCAGTTAGTGCTGGCAAGATCACAACTTTAATTGCACAGAGTGCCAATGTTACTAATGGATTCAGCCTGGGAACTTCAACATTCACAGTGCCAGCCTCAATTGGCAACACCATGGGCTACAAGATTGATGTGGTTTTTGATCAAAACTCATCAGGTGCTTTTGGAGGAAGAGGCAATGTGGCTCCAAACTACTATGGTGAGCCAGAAGATTACATTGCTGTTATTTCAAGAGTTCATGAAGGTCCCAACACCAGTGGTGCTATATTAACTGCTGAAACCAGTGGCGGCATTGGTGCTCAAGGCTGGCAGGATTATGCCCTGGTGGGGTTTGGCAATCTAGTGGCCGGTAATACCTATACCATGAGTTTTGGAGCTGTAAATTATACTCAATCAGCTAACACCGCCAATGCCAACATCACTGTGGGGTGGAATGTGTATACCAACAACAATGCTGCTTTCTAAGGATTACACATGAAACATAGATACGCAAGAGTTCACAATGGTGTGGTAACACACATGGTTCAAACACAACCTGAATGGATTGATCTCAATCCCTGGCCAGATGTGCCAGGTATCTGGATTGAATGTGCTGAATCAGTCAATACTGAATGGCAATATAATCCCGCTACACAATCCTTTTTGCCACCTGACAATAAATAAACACATTGCTGATGCCTTTGTGTCAGCAGTATCCCCCTTAGGAGAGAAATTATGGCCGGCGTATTAAACTTTGCCCAGTATGTGGGTAGTCCCGATGAGATCATTTGTGAACAATGGTTTCCAAGCAGTAGACGAACCCTAATCTACAACTATCAACAAGACATCACCGGCTGGACCTTTGCGGTAGAATTCCAAACCATTGTGGTTGATCAAGTGAGCTTTTTACGCTACACAGGACAACCTAACTTTGCAGACTCCACTGTGATTGGCACATTCCCTGTGCAGACCATGGCCTCATTTGCAGGCGGCATATATGTGCCTACCATACTCAATGCCGCAACAGGCACTGTGCGAGTATTTCAACCCAACCTAATGTACACTGGACCAATCATTCCAGATGCAAGAAAAAATGTTCCCATCACTGTGTTTTCAACCACATGGACAGATGTGAACTCACCCATTGCCAATGTGAACACACATAGGTATGCCCTGGTTCAAGCCTGGGAACCCGGAGTCACAGCAGGTGACCCCACACTAAGCACAAGTCCTCTTTATTCTACTCTAGTGGTGGCCTAACATGACCTACCAAATCATCATCACCGAAGAGACATCGGCCAATATTATCATTGACAACAACACAACCAATGTGTCAATCACCACCAATGAATATCCCATCACCATTGAATACAATGCTGTGATCACCCCAGCAGGTGGCAACACCACATATGGTGATGCCAATGTTAGAACATTCCTGGCGTCAGGAACCAACACCGGCAATATCATCACAACTGCCAATGTGTCGGGTGCATTCATTCTGGGCAATGGATCACAATTGACTGGCCTACCAGCCACATACGGCAATGCCAATGTGGCAGCCAACTTGGCGGCATTTGGATCTAACCCAATATCAACCACAGGCAATATCACAGCAGGTTATTTTGCCGGCAATGGATCCTTGCTCACAAACATCACAGGTGCCAATGTCACGGGCACAGTGGCCAATGCCACCTATGCACTTAATGCTAATGCTGCCACTTTTGCTACCACGGCTGTTCAAGCCAATGTGGCCAATGTGGCAAATTCAGTTGCTGGAGCCAATGTTTCAGGCACAGTGGCCAATGCCACTTATGCTTTGAATGCCAATGCTTCCACATTTGCAACTCAAGCCACTTTTGCTGGCACAGCCAATGCGGTTGCAGGTGCCAATGTTTCAGGCACAGTGGCCAATGCCACTTACGCACTAAACTCAAATGCTGCCACTTTTGCTGGCACTGTGACCACAGCGGCACAGCCAAACATTACCTCAGTAGGCATCCAGACTGCTATAAACACAAGTGGCAATGTATCAGCCACAGGCAACATCACAGGCAGTTACTTCCTGGGCAATGGTAGCCAACTAACTGGCTTGCCAGTACAGCCAGGCACATATGGCAATGCCAATGTAGCAGCCAATTTGGCTGCTTTTGCAACCAATCCCATTTCCACAAGTGGCAACATCACAGCAGGTTATTTCCTTGGTAATGGATCACAACTAACAGGTATTGGATCAACATACGGCAATGCCAATGTGGCTGCCAACCTGGCTGCTTTTGCCAACAATCCTATATCAACCACAGGCAATATCACAGCAGGCAATGTGATTGCTCCAAATGTATACACCAGCAACATAACAGGTGCCGCAGGTCAGAATGTCACCGTCACAGCAGACGGCACAGGCGATATTCATCTTGACGCTGACTCAATCAGAATTGGCGACAACAACACAGCAGCCACTATTGTCACACACGGCACAGGCAACTTGATCCTACGCACACACGAAGGTGATGCTTCACAAGGCAACATTACCTTGGTCAACGGAGTGAATGGCAACATTCAACTCAACCCCAATGGCACTGGTCAAGTCACTGCAGGAACTATCAGTGCAAGTGGCAACATCACAGCTGCCTATGTTGTGGGCAATGGATCTGCATTAACTAACTTAACAGGTGGCAATGTCACAGGTACTGTGGCCAATGCAACTTATGCATTAACATCGAATGCTGCCACTTATGCCAGTGTGGCAACCTTTGCCGATACTGCCAATGCTGTGGCAGGTGCCAATGTGAGTGGTACTGTGGCCAATGCCACTTTTGCTACCACATCTGGCTCATCAACCACAGCCACAACAGCCAACACAGTTGTAAATGCCGCACAGGCCAATATCACCTCAGTGGGCATACTCACAAGCCTAAGTGTTTCAGGCAATGTGGATGCGGGCAATCTACGCACGGCAGGACAAGTCTCAGCCACTGGCAACATCACAGGTGCCAATCTTGTGGCCACAGCCAATCTAACCTCAACACAGCAAACTGTGGTAGGCACTGCCAATACAGGCACCACAGGCAACATTGTGGTAAGTGGTCGCAACATGGCCACTGACATGGCATTTGCACCAGATGGTGCCACAGGTGCCAATCTGTATATTGGTCGTGTGATGGTGGGCACAGGCTGGGCAGGAAACAATGCTGTAGGTCTAGGGTCAAGACTTGCCACAATGGACATGATCAGTCGTGGCAACACTGCCACACAACTGCGTCAGACCGATTCTGAAGTCCTGGTTAATCTCACTGCCAATGTTTCAAACGCCACATTCCGTCAACAGGCCATTGGTGGTCGCATCAGAGTCGGTGGTGGATCCGCTGCCAATGT